GTCTTGTCCACCGTTCCGGCATTCTCTGCCGCGGGGGAACAGGTGATCCGCCCGCGCCAGGGATAGGTGCCTTGCCCAACGGTCGCGGCATTGTCCGAATACGGATCGGGCAGCGTATTTCCGGCCGGAATGTCCATCAGCAGGAACGGATAGAAAGTGACCCGCAGCCCGCGCGCCCTGATTTCCTGAATGGCCTGCACCACGGCGAAATCCGCCGGTGTGCCGCCATAGGCCGTGCGACCGGTTGTATCGAGGCTGATCACATGGGCACCTGCCCGCGTGACACCATTCACGGCCCAACTTTTAGGTGTGGTGACCTTGGTGGTATTTTCGACCCCGGGTTTGAGCTGGCAATTTCCCGCCCGCAGATCGGTGCCGAACCAGCTGACCACAAGGCTGATGCTCTCGATGTTCGGTGCCGCCGCCTGCAGCTGATCGAGCGCCGCTACAATGTCCGGCGCGGCGTTGGTGGTGTGAACGTTCTCGGATGCGGTGTTGCCGCCGGAGCCGCGCGAAATTGGCTCGGTTGCATAGACGAACTCGCCAGTGCCCGGGATCAGGGTGACGGCGCGGATCATGCCCTCGGCGGTGTCGGGAGCGATGACGGGGCGGAACACCTCGAAGGACAGCTGCGGGATGCGATTGCCGAATTGCTCCAGCGGCAATTCCTCGAACATCACATAGGCCGTGCCGCGATAGGCGGGGGCGTTGCCGATGCCCATCTTCGCCTCGATGAACGGGTCCGGTTGCTGGGTTTCGTCTCCCTTGTAGAGCCGCCATGTGACGTTTGAGAGATCGAGCGGCTTGCCATCGGCCCAGATGCGCCCGATGCCCGAGACCGGTCCTTCGCACAGTGCGACCGCGAAAGACGCGGAATAAAGATAGGCCGTGGTGGTCACCTTCGGTCCGCCGCCCTTACCGCCACCCTGCGTGGTGATGTTCACCGTTTCGGTGAAATCCGTCGCCCAGATGATATTGCCGCCGATCCGCATGCGGCCATAAATGCGCGGGATCACCGCCCCCTCGGTCGAGGTGGTGAGGGTCAGGTTTTCCAGCCGCTGGCCCTCGATCCGCTGCCCGGGGGCCAATGAGGAGACAATCCAGCTGTCGATCATCGAGCCCGCAAAGGAACCGATCGCACCGCCAATGGTGGCAGCCGACACACCAAGGACGGCCCCGCCGATGCTGCCGCCAATGGCTGCGCCAGCCGAGGCGAGAAGAATAGAAGCCATGATTTACCTCACGGGGAAACGGAAAGCGAAGGCGATCCGGCGTTGCCAGACGGGCGTCAGGTATTCCTCGATCACCCCGGTGCGTTCATAGGCGTGGATGAAGTGCGAGCGCGCACCCCGAGCGGTGCCGCTCAGAATTCCCACATGCTTGGCAATCGCGCCCGCGCGCATCCGAAACAGGATGACGTCGCCGGTGCGGGCCTCCGAAACGTCCAGCTCCTGCATCGCTGCCCGCGCGGCCTCGGCCAACACCTCGACCGGTCCCGCCTCGCCCCAATCACGGGAATATGGCGGCACTGGCATCGGTTCGGGACCCACCACATCCCGCCAGACGCCACGAAGAAGCCCGAGGCAGTCGCAGCCCACACCGCACACCGAAGCCTGATCGTGATAGGGTGTGCCAATCCAGCGGCGGGTCGCCTTGACGATGCGCGCCGGTGCTGTGTTTCGCGCGCCTGTCACAATACCGACCCCGAGTTGGCGTCGCCCTTGGCGGCATAGCGGATGATGGTGTCCTGACCCGGGATATGCGGGAAACCACGGAAATTGACTGCGTTGGCGAACTTGCTCTGACAGGTTTCAAAGCGTTTGTCGCAACCGGCGAAGATATCGAAGGTGTTACCGACCTCTGCTGGGCGCACAGGGGCCTCGAGCAAAGTGATGATTACGTCAGCACCCGTAACAGCATGGCCCAGAACCTCGGCCTTGCGCCCCGTATTGGCACCGGTCAGCCATTGCAGGGTTCCAAGCGCAAACCAGCCTTCGGCAAAGCCTGAAAGGCCGGAGACCGCAAAGCCGCGATCGCCCACCAGCGAAACCACGGTGCCGGTCCCCTTGAAAGCGATCGCATTCAGATCGACGCCGCAGCGTGCATCCCCCAAGGCTGCATCGCAGCTCGCCTGAAACGTCCGTCCGATGGTCTGGCCCAGCACATGGGCAAGCGAGCGCATCTCGGCTACGAAATGCAACCGCCCGCGCCGGACCTGACCGATGGCCCCGCGCCGCAGCAGCGCACGACTGGCGGTGTCGGCCCAGTTGACGCGCCAGATCTCCACGGTGGCATTGTCCCAGCGGCCATCGAGAATGTCGGTCTCGGTGATGGTGGTGGAGGTCAGCACCCCCTCGGCTTCCTGCGCATCGACCGACAGATCGGAACCGGAACGGATTTCCGAGGCTGTGAAACCGGACTCGGGTTGATAGGTGGTGCCGTCAAACGTTAGCAGCCGGTCATGATCGGTGAAGCCGAACACCGCCCCGTCATTGCGGGTTAGCCGCCAGCACCAGGCGAGCGTGGTCGTGCCACTATCGAGATGGGATTGCAGGGATAGAGGGAAAGATTTCATCGCCGGACCTCGATTAGGGGGATGGATGTGATGGAGCCGAGCCGCTCCAGATCATGGGTGACGTCGAGCTGGTCGGTGTCGAAACGCACGGGCACCTCAAACTCGAAACCTGCGGTGATGGCGGTGCCTCCTGGCGGTGGGGCCGTGAAGGTGACAAGGCCGGTTGTGATGTCGCTCGACCAGCCAGCACCTTGATCGATCCCGTCCAGCGCTACCGTAACGGTTCCGGCCACCGGTTTTGTGATGGAGCGCGTCCATGTTTGCGCACCGGAGGTATAGGCTTTCACCAGTTGAAATGCTGTAGTCGTCCCATCACCGGTGCCGATCGGCTGGTCGGTTGCGGACGGTATTTCCGACGGTAAACAGGATTTGTAATCGCCCCAATCTTTCCAGCGGAACCCGTAAAGCCGCCCGTTACGCGCCTCGAAGAATGCCACTACGGCGGCCAGATCATCGGCGCGGCGAATGCCATAGGCTGCATCATAGCGGCGACGGGAGTTGGCCCAGCTGGCATTCCTTTCCTCGTCGCCAGAGGCCAGTTCGACAATCTGGGTGCGCCGCTCCGGCCCACCGCGCGCACCACGGCTGATATTGTCGGGGAAACGGATTTCGTGAAACGCCATTAAGATTTTCCTTGTTCATGCTTCTTGTCCGAAAACTGGTACCCACTTTTCGGGAAGCCCTCACATGCCCCTCCGGCCCATGGCGACGGCACGGGCAATGTCGGCCGAAACCTGCGTGCGCGATTGCCGGAAGCTTTCTGCATCGCGGGTCTGGATGTTGACGGTGATGTTTTGGGCATTGGCTGTGCCGTATTTCGCCGCCTCGCGCCGGTTCAGCACCCGCTCGCCCTTTTGCAGAATGGCGGGAACTTCGTCAGGCCGTAGTCCTGCCCACCCGCCGGAATGCATGCGGGGCGCATTTGCAAAAGCCATGGCTGGCACCATGCGTTGTGGCGCGGCACTGCCAACCATACCGCCCGCATGCAGCACCGGCGCAAAAATGCCGCCGAGATTGCCAAGCGCACCGGACAGGGCATTGGCGAGCGGCCCGAGAATGAACTTGCGTGCCGACAGTTTGGCGAGATCGGCCAGCATCGACGTCACCAGCGAGCGAAAATCCAGCTTGCCGGTTTTGACGAATTCGCCGATGGCGCTTTCCGCGCTCGTAAAAGCCCCGACCAGAGCATCCCCGATGCCCTTGCCGACATTGGCAGCCTTGCTGGCGTAATCCTTGAGCGAATCCGCCGCCAGTTCCCATGCCGTTTTGGCGACCTCGGCAGCCGCGCGCGCTGCGCCACCGGCACCGGTGACCGCCCGTGACAGAGCTTCCGCAGCGGTGGTCGTGCCCGCAAGACCGCTCTCGCCATCCTCGGCGCTCGACTTCATCGCATCACGCAGGGCCTGCATGGAGGTGAGCGGAGCGGTCGCGGCCTGGGCCATTTCGC